CGGCCCTTATAGGGGTAGATGAGGATGTCCTACACACGCACTATGCGACTGAGATTGAGGTGGGCCAGGCCAAGGCCAATGGGCAGGTTGCCAAGGCTATCTACAACAATGCTGTGGCAGGGGATGTGGCATCCCAGAAGCTGTGGACGCAGACCAAGAAGGCTAGGGGCCGTCCCAAGGGCACGTTTAAGACTGACCTTGCAAGGCTGGCAGAGGGTAGCGTTCCTGAAATAATACAAAAGACTGAGCATCAAAAGGTCAAAGAACTAAGAAGTATGCTTCTTGATGGGTTTGGCCCTCAGATTGTTGGCAAGGCCATTGATATTGCGATGAATGATGAGCATCCGCACCAAGGGGCGATGATTAAGCTGTGCATAGACAGGCTACTGCCTATGAGCCTGTTTGAGCGTGAGAAGCATATGCGTAGCGCTGTGACCATTTCCATCACGGGGTTGGGTGTTGAGCCGACTATCATTGACCAAGAGGATATAACTGATGTCTGACCTTAATTTCTCTCTTCTGCCGTGGCAACAGACTGTTTATACCGATTCCCATCGGTTTAAGGTGATTGCTGCTGGTCGGCGGTGTGGGAAGTCTCGTCTGGCGGCCACCACTCTCATCATTGAGGCACTGAGGTGTCCAGCAGGGTCGGCGGTGCTGTACGTCTCGCCTACGATGGGCCAGTCGCGTCAGATCATTTGGGACTTACTGTTAGACCTGGGCCGTGAGGTCATCCAGTCAAGCCACGTTAACAACCTAGACATCACCATGATCAACGGGGCGCGGATTTACGTCCGTGGGGCTGACAGGCCAGATACCCTGCGTGGAGTGTCCTTGACGTATGCGGTGCTGGACGAGGTGGCTGACATCAAGCCTGAGGCTTGGGAACAGGTTATTCGGGCCTCTCTGTCAGACCGCAAGGGTCGAGCCATGTTCATTGGGACTCCCAAGGGTCGCAACTGGTTCTTTGACCTGTGGAACCTTGGTCAAGAAGAGAAGGACTCGGACTGGAAGAGTTGGCACTTCACCACTGCGGACAACCCCTTGATTGACCCATCTGAGATTGAGTCAGCCAAGAAGACTCTCTCTAGCTTCTCTTTCAAACAAGAATACATGGCCTCGTTCTCCAATGCGGGGTCTGACATCTTCAAAGAAGAGTGGATCAAGTACGGGGAGGAGCCTCAGTACGGTTCTTATTACCTGGCTGTGGACTTGGCGGGGTTTGAAGAGGTTGCTAAACAGGCCGCCAACTCCAAGAAGCGTCTGGACGAATCGGCTATTGCTGTGGTCAAGGTGACGGAGGACGGGAAGTGGTTTGTCAAAGAGATTGAACATGGGCGGTGGGATATTAGGGAGTGTTCGGCAAAGATTCTGATGAAGATGCGGGATTACCGTCCGCTGTCGGTGGGGATTGAGAGGGGGGCGTTGAAGAATGCTGTTTTGCCGTACCTCTCGGACTTGATGCGAAAGAACAATGTCTATGCTCACATCGTTGATTTAACCCACGGCAACCGGAAGAAGGCTGATAGAATCATTTGGTCGTTGCAGGGCCGTTTCGAGCATGGCAGAATCATCCTCAACAGAGAAGAGGATTGGACTGCGTTCGTAGACCAGCTGATCATGTTCCCCGCCCAAGGGGTACACGATGACCTCCCTGACGCGCTTTCCTATATTGACCAACTTGCTGTGACCTCATACTTTGAGGACGATGATTCAGAAGATTGGGAGCCGATGGACATTATTGCGGGAATCTAGTCATGGAAAAAAACGAGTACGAAGAGCCAACGCAGTCAGATAAAGACCTGACTGCATTTGTTGTCAACCACTGTGACCGCTGGCGCGACTACCGAAACACCAACTTCATGACTGCGTATCTGGAATACGAGCGCATTTTCCGTGGTGAATGGTCAGTTGAAGACAAAACCCGAGAATCTGAGCGTTCACGCATCGTGACTCCAGCCACCCAACAGGCTGTTGAGACGCGACACGCTGAAATCATGGAGGCCATTTTTGGCCAGGGCGAGTTCTTTGACATCAAAGACGACCTGCGAGACGTAAACGGCAATCCGCTGGACGTTGAACTCCTCAAAGCGCAGATGATGGAGGATTTCAAGGTTGACAAGATCAGGAAATCCATTGACCAGATCGAATTGATGGCTGAAATTTACGGCACTGGCATCGGCGAGATCATTGTCAAGACCGAAAAGATTTTTGAACCAGCTACACAGGCCATTCCTGGTCAAACAGGCCAAGCTGCCATCGGTGTAGTCGAGAAAAACCGCATTGCGGTGAAGATTGTCCCTGTCAACCCCAAGAATTTCTTGTTTGACCCCAACGGAACGTCCATTGACGACTGTATGGGTGTGGCAATTGAGAAATATGTGGGCATCCAAAAGGTCGTTCAGGGCATGGAAAGCGGTATTTACCGCAAGGTGGACATTGGCACATCCTCAACAGACTCCGATTTGGAGCCAACCCAAGAGGTAACGCAGTACCAAGACGAAAAAGTCTTGTTATTGACCTACTACGGGTTAGTACCTAGAGAGATGCTAGAGGGGGAAGACGCTGATGTTGTTGACCTGTTCCCAGAAGACTCTTTGGCTGATGATTACTCCAACATGGTTGAGGCCATTGTTGTCATTGCCAACGATGGGGTTCTTCTCAAGGCAGAGGCCAACCCTTACATGATGAAAGACCGTCCGATCATCTCTTACCAAGATGACACTGTGCCTAACCGTTTGTTGGGTCGGGGTACGGTGGAGAAGTCCTACAACATGCAAAAGGCCATTGACGCACAGGTGCGTAGCCACTTGGACTCTCTGGCACTGACCACCTCGCCCATGATGGGTCTGGATGCCACCCGACTGCCTCGGGGTGCTAAGTTTGAGGTTAAGCCTGGTAAGGCTTTCTTGGTCAACGGTAACCCTGCTGAGATTCTTTATCCCTTCAAGTTTGGCGAGACAAGTCTTAACAACTTGTCCACAGCCAAAGAGTTTGAGCGGATGTTGCTTCAGGCAACGGGCACGATGGACTCGCAGGGCATGGTCAGCCAAGGTAGCCGAGACGGTGCTGGCATGAGCATGGCGGTGGCGACCATCATCAAAAAATACAAGCGCACACTGGTGAACTTCCAAGAGGACTTCCTGATTCCGTTCATCCAAAAGGCGGCGTTCCGGTTCATGCAGTTTGACCCAGAGCGTTACCCTTCAGTGGATATGCGTTTTGTGCCTACGGCAACCTTGGGCATTATTGCTCGGGAGTATGAGCAGCAGCAGTTCATTGGTCTGTTGCAGACCTTGGGGCCAAACACCCCAGTGCTGCCGTTGATCCTGAAGGGCATCCTGAATAACTCCAGCCTGACCAACCGATTTGAGTTGATGGCGGCTTTGGATCAGATGAGCGCACCCAATCCTGAGGCACAGCAACTGCAACAAGCGCAACAGCAGTTGGCCTTGCAAGCAGCACAAGCCCAGATTGCGGTGCAGACGACTCAGGCAGAGCAGAACCGTGCAGAGGCACAGAAGCTGTCGGTTGAGACGCAACTTATGCCTCAAGAGGTGCAAGCCAAGGTCTTGGCCTCGGCAACCAAGAACCTGCCGTCTGGAGGCGAGTCTGATGAGTTTGACAAGCGGGTCAGAATTGCCGAGTTGATGCTGAAAGAGGCCGACATCAAGAACAAGTCCAAGATTGTGGAGTTGCAGATGTCGGACAAGCAAAACAAAGTCTCGGGCATGGAGGATGACTTCCTTACCCAGTTGACTCAGGAGTTGAGCAATGGACGTTGAAAGCCTTGCCAAACAGCTAATCCTCAAAGGGATGACGGAAGAGCAGCAGACTGCTGTTCTTGACTCCATCAAAAGCACAATGCTGCAAGCACGGACTGTGCAGAAACAGCGTGTTGGCGAGAACGTTCAACTTGTTGTCCAAGCCCTCAAGAAGATGGAGTCGGACATCAAGGCCCGATACGATGAGACGGGCAAAGCAATTGAAAAGCGAGTCGCCTCCATCAAAGATGGAAAAGACGGTCAGAACGGCATAAATGGTAAAGATGGTAGGGATGGCCGCCCCGGACGTGATGGCGCCACAGGCGCAAGGGGTAACGATGGTCTGCCAGGTCGTCACGGTATTGACGGGGTGGATGGCGTATCGGTCACCAACGCTTTTATTGATTTTGATGGCAGTCTGATCATCAACCTGTCCAACGGACAAGATCTAAACGTGGGCGAAGTGGTTGCCCCTGACTTGGCTGAGAAGATCAAAGTCATCACCAATGGTGGCGGTACTAGCCAGCAGGTCTTGGACACTCTGGCAAGCCTTCAGACCCAGATCAACAACCTGATTCCAAGTCAAACAGGCAATGCGGGTAAGTTCCTGACAACCAACGGCTCTGTGCTGTCGTGGGGTGATGTCGCGGGTGGTTTGGATTACCAAGGCACTTGGAATGCAAGCACAAATACGCCCACATTGGCCTCTGGTGTTGGGGTTAACGGCTACTACTACATCACAGCCACGGCTGGCTCGACCAATCTGGATGGCATTACTGATTGGCAGATTGGGGATTGGTTGCTGTTCAACGGCACTGTTTGGCAGAAGATTGACCAATCCAACTTGGTGACCTCGGTCAATGGGCAAACAGGCGCTGTGAGCCTGACCACGACCAACATCAACGAAGGCACAAACCTTTACTACACAGACGCTCGGGCACGTGCCGCTATTAGCGCAGGTACGGGCATCAGCTACGACTCAGCCACAGGTGTGGTGACCAACGCATCTCCTGACCAAACGGTGAGCCTGACGGGTGCGGGTACGACCTCCATCTCTGGCACTTACCCCAACTTCACGATTACCTCGGCTGACTCGACTGTTGGCACGGTAACCAGTGTCAGTGGTACGGGCACAGTCTCTGGTATCTCCCTGTCGGGCACAGTCACATCCTCGGGCAACCTGACTTTGGGCGGCACTTTAGACCTGTCTAGCCCACCCACCATTGGCAACACCACCCCCAACACGGGCCGGTTTACCACGCTGACGGTGGAAGACAACACCACGCTGGGTAGCAGCAATACCGACACAATCAATTTTGTCGGGCGCATAAATTCCGACTTTGATCCAGCGACCGATAACACATACGATTTGGGGCGCACCGGCCACGAATGGCGTAATTTGTACATTGACGGCACAGCCAACATTGACAGCCTTATTGCTGACACGGCAGACATCAATGCGGGAACGATTGACAACACCTCCATCGGAGCCTCCACAGCCTCCACAGGCACTTTTACGACATTGACCGCCACGGCAGACTCAGCGTTCACCTCCACAGGCGCATTGACCATCAGTAAGGGCACGGTGTTGCAACGCCCAGGCGCTCCAGCAGCGGGTATGTTGCGGTTTAACGATGACTCAGACGAGTTTGAAGGCTACAACGGCACGGTTTGGGCCTCTGTGGGCGGTGCGGCACTGGTCAACGACACGACAACTGCGACCAACCTATTTCCCTTGTTTGCAACTGCAACAACGGGCACGGCATCTACGCTGAATACCAGCAACGCTCAGTATTTGTTTAAGCCAAGCACGGGTGAGTTAAGCGTCAAAGCCCCACGTGCCTCAAACGGCATTGTGGTCAACAGTGCCACGATTGCGGAGAACTACACGATTGCCGTGGGGGATAACGCCATGAGTGCTGGCCCTGTAACAGTTAATTCAGGCGTGACAGTGACGGTAAGTGCTGGCAGTCGGTACGTTGTGGTTTAAGGGGTAACACATGGCATTGATTCTCGACGGCACAACCGGTATTGGTATTGACAGCGGCACGCAGCCACTTGACTCTGCATCGCTCAACGCAGTCATCCAAGCCCTGATCCCTACCGGCACCAAGATGCTGTTCCAACAGACAGCTGCACCAACAGGTTGGACGAAAGACACGACGCACGACAACAAGGCCCTGCGCGTGGTATCGGGCACGGCCAGCACGGGTGGTTCGGTAGCGTTCACAACTGCGTTTGCTTCTCAGGCGGTGAGTGGGTCTATTGCAAACGCCACGGCAACCAACATAGCAGCTACGCAGGGCGGGACGGTGGGCAATACGACGCTGACAACGGCGCAGATTCCGAGCCACAACCACTCAATCGACCAAAGCGGATACAACGGCGGCGGAAACACGACTGCCGTGGGCTTTAACCCGGCTGCTTTTCCCAGCAACGCATCCGTAAACGCTACTGGTGGCGGAGGCTCCCACAACCACACCTTTTCAGGCGACTCGCACAACCACACACAAAATGCTCACAACCACAGCTTCACAGGCACAGCCATCAACCTCGCGGTGTCCTACGTCGATTTGATCATCGCCACGAAGAATTGATTATGAAGATTGAACCAAAGAACCAATGCCCACTGAACAACTTTGAGCCATGCAAGCAGCTCGACTGCGCGTGGTTTCTAAAGATTCGCGGCACCAACCCAAACACCGGCGAGGACATGGACGACTGGGGTTGCTCAATAGCTTGGATGCCCATCTTGTTGATTGAGAATGCGCAGATGAGTCGTCAGACCGGCGCGGCGGTGGAGAGCTTCCGCAACGAGATGGTCAAGGCCAACGAGTCCAGCCAGCAGATTCTGGCGCAAGCAGCGCGTAAAGCGATTGGAGAATAAATATGCGAGTGACAATCATCCCAGTAGATGGCTTTGTGTCGGTGGACGGCGAAGGTTACAGTGAGCTGGACCTGAGCTTCATGGCGTCTGACATCCATGCATTGCAGTGGTATGAGACCGATGGCGAGCTTGAGATCAAGGACGCCCGTGGGCGCGTGGTCGAGAACTGCCCAATTGACTCATTGGAGCCATACCAGCCAGCACTGTACGCATGGCAAGTGGCCAAAGACGCTGCAGAAGCGGCAGAACAAGCCCCCACCGAGGAGCAACTCGCATGAGCAAGGTAGCAATCACGGGCAACGCCAGCGGCACCGGCACGTTCACCATCGCCAGCCCAAACAGCAACACTGACCGGACGCTGACCTTGCCGGATAACAGCGGGACGGTGTTCACAAACGCAGGGGGCACAATGACTGGCGCACTAGCCCTACCCGCTGGCGGCTTGAACGTCGGCTCTGGGCAGCTTGCTGTGGGCGCGTCTGGTTATGTGACGATGTCGGCGATGCCTGCTTTTCATGCGTACGGGCTGGGTAGCACACCCTCCATGTCTAATGTAATTTACCCAACCGCCGAATTTAACACGGGTGGTCACTACAACACCGCAAATGGAAGATTTACCGCTCCAGTTACTGGTAAATATATGTTTGGCTGGACAAGTATTGGCAACACTACCGCTGATATTTATAGATGGTTCTTTAGAATTAATGGAGTCACTATCGGAGACCTGCACTATCGGCAAGACACTACTGCAACCGGCGGAGAGTACGCCACAAACGGTATGTTTGTAATACTTTGGCCGTTAACGCAGGGTGATTATGTATCAATATACTATCGGTCTGACGCCGGAACTGCGCCGTATGGGAACAACGAATCAGTAAACGAATACCCAAGATTTTGGGGCTACCTCGTCGGCTAAAAAGGATCAAACATGAACTACACCATCACCCTCACAGCCGCCGAAGACGCAGCCCTTTCCTACGTTGCCTTCAGCCAAGACGACTGGATTCAAAACGCCGTGCATGAGCGCTGCCGCATCGCCATCGAAGAGATCGTGGCCCTGACGGTGCAGAAGTGCTTGGACAACGGTGTTCAACTCCCCGGCACCAAAGACGCTATCGTGGCCCTCGCGTTTGAGCGTGGCTGGGTCAAGACTGCAGCACAACATCAGGCCGAAGCAGCGGCTCGTATGGAGCAACCATGAGTCAATTACGTGTCAACGCAGTCACCAACGCCGCTGGGGGCAACACCGCCCAGATCAACGGCATGACCCCGACAGCAGACAGCTTGCGGGGGTTCCGCAATCGCATCATCAACGGTGACATGCGGATCGACCAGAGGAACGCTGGGGCGAGTGTGACACCGACTGACGGCGTATATACGCTGGATAGATGGAGGGCGTTTGCAAACCAACTTAGCAAATACTCTGTGCAGCAAAATGCAGGTGCTGTGACTGCGCCAGTAGGGTTCAATAACTATTTAGGCGCTACTTCTCTTTCCGCCTATAGCGTAGGCGCGTCAGAATATTTTATGGTCAGTCAAGCCATTGAAGGATTTAACACGGCTGACCTTGGGTGGGGAACCGCTAACGCGCAAGCTGTGACGCTATCGTTTATGGTTCGCTCATCTTTGACCGGCACTTTTGGCGGTGCTTTACAAAACTCTGCAACAAATAGAAGTTACCCGTTTAGCTATTCAATCCCCGTAGCAAACACTTGGACTACCATTTCAATAACGATTGCTGGCGATACAACCGGCACTTGGGTTGGCGCAACTAATGGGATTGGTTTGCTAGTCCGATTTAGTCTGGGGATGGGGTCAACCTTGAGTGGCACTGCTGGCGCATGGGCGGCTGGTAATTTTTATTCAGCCACAGGCGCAGTCAGCGTAGTAGGCACAAGCGGAGCCACCTTCTACATCACAGGCGTCCAACTTGAAGCTGGCTCTGTCGCCACGGCGTTTGAGCGCAGACCGTATGGGACTGAGTTGGCGTTGTGCCAGCGATATTGCAGAGTTTGGACAAGCACAGCTATGGGACAGGCAATAAGCACTCAGTTGACAAATTCAGGAACACTTTATTTTCCTACCACCATGCGTTCAGCACCAACACTTTCTGGAGCAAGTTTTACAGTAACTACTGGTTTAACAGGAACTCCGGATTTTGTATACCCAACAGAAAATTCTGTGTGGGTTTACAACTCAGGTAGTAACTGGACCAGTGGCACAAATGTCCGCTTGACAGCAACAGCATCTTCGGAGTTATAAGCAATGTTTAAACTTACAAATGCAGAAGTTATCAAACGCCTGTCCGACAACGCCTTCATCCCCTTCGACCCCGCCAACACGGACTACCAAGCCTACCTAGCTTGGCTTGCCGAGGGCAACACACCAATTCCAGCAGATGAACTTAACCAAGGAGAAACTCAATGAAACTACTCGCAATTGTTTTTGCAGCCATGATTCTGACGGCTTGCGCCACTGGGAATGACGCCTACTACAAGGCCATTGAAGCCCGGGAAAACCGTCTAGCCCAACAAGAGATGATTGCCGACACTGCCATTTCAGAGATGGCGGCAAAGGGTGACCTCCAAGCCAAAGGCATGGGGATTATGTATTTTGCCCTTAAGAACGCTGGATCCAAGCAAGCACAGCAGATGATTGCCGCACCTAAGTCCACAGCAGAGGCTTTGCTGCCCTGGGCTGCGCTGATTGTGCCTAGCATCACCCAGTTTTACAGCATCACCAAGAATGCGGAGATGGCTATCAACTCCAGCAACAACGCTTTGACTGGCAAGTTGTCCGATAACGATACGCTTACCGACTTGGTAATTGGCCGCAAACCAATCATCGGTACTTCTGATGATGTTTTGCTCTATCCTGTGCCGTAATGTTTCCCAACCCTTACCTCTTGGCTGGTGCGCTTGCTGTTGGCTTGCTGACGGGATGGACAGCCAACGGGTGGAGGCTGAACGGTAAAATTGACGAGATGGTGCTTGAGCATACGCAAGCCGTGCAGGTTGCAACGCAGAAGGCACTGGACGAAACCACACGGATGCAAGGGGAAAAAGATGCCGCAGTTCAAAAAGCCGCTGCCCAAGCGCAGCGCAACATGGCTGATGCCAATTCTGCTCGCAGTGAGCGTGACAGGCTGCGGGACGACCTCGTTGCCAGTCGCAGCACCTTCTCCGAAGCTACCGATGCCTCCCTCGTTAAGTACGCCAGCACCCTCAGTGTCGTATTCGAGCAATGCACGAGAGAATATCTTACAGTGGCAGAAAAAGCTGACGGACACGCCACTGACTCCCAAAGTCTCTTCACAGCTTGGCAAGCAATAGCACAGGTGAAATAAATGGATCCAGTTGAAATTGACCTTGTAAAGTATGGTGCGCTTTGGCAAAAGGTGCAGGATTATGAGCGCCGCTTTGAGGTGGTTGATAAGAAGCTCGACAAGATGGAACACCAACTTGACGAGCTTCTTGCGCTCGCCAACAAAGGCCGTGGTGGGTTCTGGGCTGGCATGACCATCGCCAGTTCAATCGGTGCGATTGTTGCTTGGCTGGCTGGACATATGAAAGGCTAACAATGTCACCTGAACTGCAAAAATACTATGAAGACAGGTTTGACCTGTTTTCTCAACCTGGTTGGCAAGACCTGATGGAGGATGCCAACCTGATGTTGCAAGCAATGAACAACATCTCTACCATTGCGGACGAAAAAAGTCTACAATTCCGCAAAGGTGAGATTTCAATTATGACTTGGCTGATAACCCTCAAAAGTGTCAGTGAACGAGCGTATGAGGAATTGAATGAAAAGAATGTATGAATTTGTCTGCGAAAGCGGACATCGCACGGAGGCTCTGGCAGTTTATGAGACTGCTGAAGTGCCGTGCGGATGCGGGGGCACAGCCCACCGTGTCATGAGCGCACCTGCGATTAGCTTAGAGGGGTGGTCGGGCAATTTCCCATCTTCATGGATGAAATTTGACCAAAAGCACCGCGATAAGTTAGCCGCCGAGCGCAAAGCCAACGCATAAACAATAGTGTCGCGTTGGATTCTCCTACAACCCAAAAGGCAGGAAACCGTATGTTGATTGACAAAGAACCCGATGAGCTAGGCGAACTTGAAGTCGAAGAGCAAAAGAACGAACTTCCTGAAAAATACAGGACAAAAAGTTTGGAAGAAGTTGTGCGGATGCACCAAGAGGCTGAAAAGCTGATTGGCAAACAGGCCCAAGAGGTCGGTGAAGTCCGTAAATTGGCTGACGAGTTAATCAAGCAGAACCTTGGGTCAAAGCAACCAGCTACACAAGATGAGCCGGAAGTAGATTTTTTTGAGAACCCGCAAAAGGCGGTTCAATCGACAATCGACAAGCATCCTGATGTGGTCGCAGCCAGAATTGCTGGACAAGACTTCAAAAAGATGCAGATTCAACAGAAGTTATCGCAAGAGCATCCTGACTTCACGCAAATCGTGAATGACACGGGGTTCCAAGATTGGGTGAAAGCATCACCTATTCGTCTGGGGCTGTATGCACGTGCTGATGGCGACTTTGATTACGATTCAGCGAATGAACTGCTGACCACCTACAAAGAGTTGCGTGGCGTGAAGGCTCAACAGTCCGAGAAAGCGTCTGACGCTACACGGGCCAAGAGCATGAAAGCCGCACAGGTTGATGTGGGGGGTAGTGGTGAGAGTTCCAAACGAGTCTATCGCAGGGCAGACCTGATTCGGCTCAAAATGACCGATCCAGCCCGATACGATGCGCTGAACGATGAAATCCTTACAGCGTACGCAGAAGGTCGGGTCAAGTGACCTAACTTTTTTTTGGAGAATTCAACATGGCCTATCCTACCCCCCAGGTAACCAACGCAACCGCAGCAACCTTTATCCCCGAGATTTGGTCTGACGAAATCATCGCCGCATACAAGAAAAGTCTTGTTATGGCGAACCTCGTCATGAAGATGAACTTCAAGGGCAAAAAAGGCGATGTGGTTCACATTCCTTCGCCAACCCGTGGCAACGCCACTCTGAAGGCAGCATCCACCGCTGTGACTTTGATTGCTGACACTGAGTCGGAAGTCACGGTCAACATCAACCGTCACTTTGAATACAGCCGTTTCATTGAAGACATCACAGAAGCACAAGCTCTGGCATCTTTGCGCCAGTTCTACACTCAGGACGCTGGTTATGCTTTGTCCCGTGCTGTGGACAGCGACCTGATCCAAGTGGGCCGTGCATCTAACGGTGGCAACAGCGCAAACAGTGCTTATGCTGGTGGCTTTGCTGGTGGTGACGGTACTACCGCCTACGTTGCTGCAAACAACAACGAAAGCGCATTGACCGATGCAGCCATTCGCCGCACCATCCAGCGTTTGGACGACAACGACACCCCAATGGATCAGCGTTTCTTTGTGATCCCACCCTCCAGCCGTAACACGCTGATGGGCTTGGCTCGTTACACCGAACAAGCGTTCGTGGGTGATGGCAATGCAATCCGCAATGGCGAAATCGGCAACCTGTACGGCATCCCAGTGTTCACCACCTCTAACGCTGACACGACTAGCGGCTCAAACGCCGCCCGTGTGTGCTTGATGGGTCACCGTGATTCGATGGTGTTGGTTGAGCAAATGGGTATCCGTTCGCAAGTCCAGTACAAGCAAGACTACCTGTCTACCTTGTTCACCTCGGACACCTTGTATGGTGTTGCTGGTCTGCGTAACGCAGCATCCGTGGGTGCGGCTAAGTCTGCATCCTTGTTTGCTCTCGTCGTGCCAGCCTAACCCCCAAGCCCCCAGAAATGGGGGCGTTAACTTTAAGGAGTTAGATCATGGCAGCAGCAACCGCAATTACCTCGCGTCGAGGTAACGACCAGTTCCGTGGCGTCTTCAGTGACACATGGGCTATTACCTGCACTTTGAACTCGGCATCCGTTGCCGATCAAGCGGCAGCAACCGATACCGTGGCAGTTCCAGGCGTTGTCTTGGGCGACATGGTGATTTCTATGTCTGCTGGTGTTGATGAGGCAGGGCTTGTTCGCCGTGCTTATGTCTCCGCTGCAAACACAGTGACGATTGCGACAACCAACACGACTGGTGCAGCAGTGGATTTAGGATCCACCACTGTGCGTCTTGTTATTGGTCGCATGGTTTAAATCGGGGGCTTCGGCCCCCTTTTTAGTGAGAGAACAATGGCTACATTTCGTTGCATCCAGTCTGGCAACACAATCACCTTCACCCAACAGCATGACATTGAAACCATGCGGGGCCATGCAGGTTATGTGCGGGTGGATGAGAAACCAGCAGAACCAGAGGTTAAGCCTCTACCCATGAACCCTCCCCCACCTAAGAAGATGGGGCGTCCACGTAAATCAACCATTTAAGGATTCATCATGATGATGCCTAAAGACAAAAAAGAAAAGAAGTCTATGCCTCTGACCATCATGGTGGCGGTTGGTAAGCCTTCCAAGGCCATGCCTCTGCGCGGTTCACGGACTGCCAAGAGCCAAGCCAGCAAAGCCAAAAAGAAATGAAAACCAAAGCTGAAAAGAAGATCAGCAAGGTCATGCGCGAGTACAAGGCTGGCGAGTTGACCTCCAATAAAAAGGTGGTCAAGAATCCAAAGCAAGCAATTGCGATTGCTTTGAGCAAAGCAGGGAAGGCGAAAAAGAAATGAAACCTGGACTCTACGCAAACATCAATGCCAAACGTGCCCGTATCAAGGCAGGTTCTGGCGAGAAAATGAACAAGGTCGGCTCTAAGGCTGCACCTTCCGCTGCTGACTTCAAGGCGGCGGCAAAGACTGCAAAGCCCCCTAAAAAGGCCAAGTGATGAGCAAGGAAGCCAAACACTACCTGCCTAGTGGTAAACCCTATAAAGGCCCAACTCACAAAGAGGGTGGTGTTTTGATGACGGGTGCAAAACACACCGCCAGCAGCAAAAATCTGACTCATTCACCACCCCAAAAGGCAAAAAAATGAAAGTTTCCCAAAAATTATTGGAACAGGTGAGTGATGGCTACCACTGGGTGCGGCTAAAAGTCTCAGCCTTGTTAAGTATGCTGCTAAAACACTTGAAAAACGTGCTGGCAAAGCTGCGGGGCAGCAACTAAAGGATTCCGATGAAAACCCCCACTTGGCAAACAAAAGCTGGTCAAAATCCAAAAGGCGGCTTGAACGCCAAGGGCAGAGCATCGTACAATACAGAGACGGGTGGCAATCTAAAGCCACCTGTAAAGAGTGGCGACAACCCTAGACGGGCCTCCTTTCTCGCACGGATGGGCAATATGCCTGGGCCAGAGATGAAGGATGGTAAGCCCACTCGCTTGCTGTTAAGTCTCAAGGCTTGGGGCGCATCATCCAAAGAGGATGCCCGAGCAAAGGCTAAAGCCATCACAGCAAGGAACAAAAAATGACCTTCCTAGAGTTGATCAACGATGTCTTGGTTCGTTTGCGCGAAACCCAAGTGTCTACCAATGCTCAGACTGCCTATTCCACTTTGATTGGACGTTTTGTCAATGATGCCAAACGTCAGATTGAGGATGCCTTTAACTGGAACGTGTTGGGTCAGACCATCACGGTCACCACAACCCCAGGCACATACATTTACTCGCTGACAGGCGCAGGGCAGAAGTTTTCTGTCCAAGATGTGCTGAACGTCACTGACTTGATTCAGATGGAGAACATCTCTTTCGTGGAGATGAACCGTTTTCAGAACTTGTCTGCACCTGTCTCTGGACAGCCAAACTACTATGCTTTTGATGGTGTGGATAACAACGGCGACACCAAAGTGGTGTTGTTCCCCCGTCCAGATGGTGTTTACTCAATCCCCTTCTCTTTAACGGTTCCACAAGCCCCTTTAGCGGCTGATGGCACGGTTGTTTTGGTATCGGACACCCTAGTGGTGCAGAACGCTTACGCAAGGGCTTTGGTGGAGCGTGGTGAAGATCAGGGCTTGAGTTCGTCCGAGGCTTACCAACTCTATCGTGGGATGCTGGCTGACAGCATTGCTTTGGAAGGTACGCGCTACCCTGAACAGCAGGAGTTCTTAGCCATATGAGCCAAGTTATCCAGACCGCCAGTGTTTCAGCGCCAGGGTTCTTTGGCCTGAATACTCAAGACTCGCCTTTGGATTTGGCGAGCGGCTTTGCTCTGGTGGCAACCAACTGCATCATTGACCAGTTTGGTCGCGTTGGATCGCGTGAAGGATTTAGCCGAGTTAACTCAAGTTCAGGTGCTTTGGGTGCAAATGATGTCACTGTCATTCACGAGTTGGTTCAGGCTGATGGAACTCTGACAATCCTGTTTGCTGGCAACAACAAGCTGTTTAAGCTGGACGGCTCAAATGCCGTGTCTGAGTTGACCTATGGCGGTGGCGGTACTGCTCCCACCATCACAGCAAGCAACTGGTCTGTTGCCTCATTGAACGGCATCACTTACTTCTTTCAAGAAGGCCATGACCCTCTGATCTTTGATCCAGCGGTCAGCACAACCACTTATCGGCGCGTGAGTGAGAAATCTGGGTATGCAGGTACTGTGCCATTGGCAGACATTGTTATCTCTGCCTATGGTCGTTTGTGGGTGGCAGACACGGCGACCAACAACGTGACAATCACTTTTTCAGACTTGTTGTCTGGACACATCTGGACGGGTGGATCGTCTGGATCGCTAAACATCAATACGGTGTGGCCCAACGGCGCAGACAACATCACAGGTCTAGCGGCTCACAACAACTTTCTGATCATTTTTGGTTCGCGTCAGATTTTGGTGTATCAGGGCGCAAACAACCCGGCAGGGACATCACCTATCACGTTCTTGTTGGCTGACTCTGTGGGCGGCATTGGGTGTATTGCCCGTGATTCCATCCAACAGACGGGCAAGGATGTTCTCTTTTTGTCAAACTCTGGTGTTCGCAGTTTTGCGCGAACCATCATTGAAAAGTCTTTGCCTGTTGGAGACTTGTCCAAGAACATCCGAAACGACCTGATCCAGATTGTTAACGGCGAGGTCAAAAAGAACATCAAGTCGGTTTATTCAGAGACAAAGGCGTTTTACTTGTTGACGCTCCCCTCTGTGAGCGAGGTTTATTGTTTTGACACTCGTGGTCAGTTACAAGATGGTTCTTTCAGGGTGACTCGGTGGGATTCGATTGCGCCTACTTCATTGCTGTCACGGCGCAATGGTGATGTGTTGCTTGGCAAAAACGGGTTTGTCTGTAAGTACGGTACATACCAAGACCACACCAGCCCATATCGGTTTATGTATTACACAAACCATGCGGATTTGGGCAACCAGAACGTAACCAGTTTGCTCAAGCGGATCAAGGTTGTCGTGATTGGTGGCACAAATCAGTCTGTGATTGTGAAATTTGGTTTTGACTTTGCTGCCAACTACCAGGCTGCAAATGCTCAGATTCCCCTTCAAGGCGTGTTTGAGTATGGAACCGCTGAGTACGGAGCGAATGGTGTGCCAGTAGCGGAATATTCAAATGGTGTTGCACTCCAAACACTTTCTGTTCCAGCAAGCGGCAGCGGTAAAATAGTTCAAACAGGCTATGAATCAAATATTAATGGAGCGCCTTTGTCGATCCAGCGTATTGAGATTCAATCTAAAGATGGGAAGATATCATGAGCAATTACGTACAAAGTACCAACTTCGCCACCAAGGACGCACTGTCCTCTGGTGATCCATTAAAGATTGTTAAGGGCACGGAGATTAACACCGAGTTCAACAACATTGCGGTGGCGGTTGCAACCAAAGCTGATTTGATATCTCCTACGTTTACGGGAACTGTGACCGGGACTTTTTCGGGCAACGTCACGGGCAACGTCACGGGCAATGCCAGCACTGCCACGGTTCTTCAGACCGCACGAACGATCAATGGCGTAAGTTTTAACGGTTCGACCAACATCACCGTCACAGCCGCTGCGACCAACGTAGCAACGCAGCTCTTATCCCTTGGCGTGGGCACCGCTGCATCTGGTACAACTGGAGAAATTCGAGCAACGAACAACATCACTGCCTACTATTCAGATGACCGTTTAAAAACCAAACTTGGCAACATTGAAGATGCATTGGGCAAGGTCAACAGCTTATCGGGCTTCTACTATGAGGCCAATGAAGTGGCCCAAGCGTTAGGCTATGAGGTTCAGCGTGAGGTTGGTGTGTCTGCACAGCAGGTTCAGGCAGTCCAGCCTGAGGTGGTGGCGCCAGCGCCCATTGACGACAGGTATCTCACAGTTCGATATGAGCGTTTGGTTCCCTTGCTTATTGAGGCAATCAAGGAGCTTGACGCCAAAGTGAAAGCGTTGGAGGCTAAATAATGGCACTCCCAAGTTCAGGCACGATCACTTTCTCGCAGATTAACGTAGAACTGCAAAAGTCGTCTACGGCTGCAATCAGCCTTGACGATGCAGATGTTCGTGCGCTGGCTGGAGTGCCTTCCGGTGCAATTTCCATGAGCGACCTGTACGGGAAATCCCGTTTCATCATTGCCTCTGGCGGTTCTGAAACAACCTACTCATCCGGCGGGCAGACCTTTAAGGTTCACACATTTACCTCTGGCGGCACGTTTAGCGTCAGCAATGCTGGCACTTCTGGGTTTAACGGCATCGACTACTTGGTTGTGGCTGGCGGCGGTGGTGGTGGCTTTGGCATCAATGGCGACTTCGGCTCTGGTGGTGGCGGCGGTGCTGGCGGTGTTCTCTCTGGCACAACAACACAATCTGCTGGTTCCTTCACGGCGACAGTCGGCGGTGGCGGCAGTGGTGCTGCGTCTGGTGGCGGTAATGGCAGCAATGGTAGCAATTCTTCCATCTTTGGATTAAGTGCCACTGGTGGCGGCGGCGGTGGTGGTGGTTTCTCTGCTGGTAGCTCTGGTGGCTCTGGCGGCGGTGGCGGTACATCTAACGCTCCAGGCGCTACTGAATCAAACGTCCCCGGTGGCTCTGGGACTTCTGGACAGGGAAATGCTGGCGGCAACGGCGTCAAGTCTGAAGGCAACTCTGCCCGTCAAGGTGGCGGCGGCGGTGGCGCAGGTGCAGTTGGCACAACAGCCTCATCCACTAGCGGCTCTGGAACTGGTGGCGCTGGTATTTCCAACTCCATTCAAACTGGATCATCACAGACTTATGGCGGTGGCGGTGGTGGTGGCTCAGTCATTGATGCACACTCTTCCGGTGGTTCTGGCGGTGGTGGCCGTGGAGCATTTGGAACTGGCGGCACTGCAGCGGCTGGTACGGCAAATACGGGTGGTGGTGGCGGCGGTGGAACATCCAACGGGCCACAAAACGCTGCTGGCGGTGGTTCAGGCATTGTGGTGGTTCGCTACCGCACCGCTTAAACAAGAGAACAGCATGATCACACACCACTTTAGCGATGGACTGTATGCCAAACAAGCAGTAATCCCTGCTGGCACAGCCATTCTGAAACACACGCATGACTTCAGTCATTTGTCGATTCTTGCGTCTGGGAAAGTTGCAGTGCTGAAGGGCACAGATATTGACATCGTGGATGCTCCCGCTGTTATTGAGATTAAGGCTGGTCTGGTGCATGGCGTAAAAGCCATCACTGACTGTGTTTGGTTTTGTATTCACGCCACTGACGAGAAAGACCCGTCTAAAGTGGATGACGTTTTGATTGGAGTTTGATATGCCTATTACCGCAGCTTTAATTGGTGGAGGCGCAGCCCTTTTGGGCGGCGCTTTGGCGGGTCGATCCGCTCGAAAAGCAGCAAATACACAAGCAGACGCTCAACTAGAGGCGGCTCAAATAGCGGCTAACGAGGCACGATTCCGACCTGTCGGCATCACGACCCGATTTGGTCAGTCTAATTTTCAAACAGACGCAGATGGGCGTGTGTCTGGTGCAAGCTACACAGTTGACCCATCATTACGAGCCTATCAAGACGAACTAATGAGATTGGCCGGTGGAGGGCTTGGGCAAGCGTCAATGGCTCAACAACAGTTTGCGCCACTAGGCCAAGCAGCCCAAGGCTTGTTTGGTGCAGGTCAACAATACTTGAGCAGCCCTGCTGACCAGCGCCTTGGTGCAATTGCCAGTGAATTTCTTGGCCCCACCGTTGGATCTGATGAGTTGACATCTTTGGGTCGGCAGTATTTAGCGGAGTCACCGCAACAAGCTGCGCAGCGGTTTATGGCGCAACAACAAGAGTTGCTGGCCCCCACCCGCGAACGTCAGATGGCACAGTTACAACAAGGTCTGTTTAACACGGGTCGTGGTGGCTTGGCAGTGGGTGCAACTGGTGTTCGTCCAAGCGGTGCAATGGGGCTAAGTGCAGCCTCTCCCGAGGCAGAGGCTTACTACAATGCCTTGGCTCAACAAGACGCGCTGTTGGCAGCACAAGCGACCCAAGGCGGTATGGATCAGGCCCGATTTGGTTCTGGGTTGCTGGCTCAAGGTCAAGCATTAGACCAAAGTCAAGTTGGGTTTGGTGCAGACTTGTTGGGCCGTCAAATCGGCATGGATCAAGAGATGCTGCGTTTTGGCGCTGGTTTGTTTGGCACTGGCGGCAACCTGTTGACTCAGGGATTGCAAGGCCAAGTGACGGCTCTTGGCCCGTTTGAGGCGTATCTCCAGCAGATGCAAAACATAGAGGGATTGGGCCAGCAAACACTTGATATTGGTTCGGCATTGGGTGGACGTATCGCCAACCCTAGCGGGGCACAGGCTTTGTTGTCAGGAGGCACAAGCGCGGCAAATAGTCGATTTGCCGCCAATGCTTACAACCCGTTTGCAACAGCCCTGATCCAAGGCAGCCAGAACCCTCAATTCACCAATGCTGTGGGTAAATATTTTACAAGTAGCCAGACCGGGCCTTTCGTTGATGTTGGTGGCTATGGTCAAGCGGGTAGTGATGCACTACGGCAATATGGAATCTAAGGAGTAAGACATGGCAACCTCAATCGTAGATACCTTGTTTGGCATATCGCCAGAGCGCCTAGAGCAACAACGAGCAGCAGAAGCTGATGCACGTGCTTTGCAATTTGCCAAGCTAGATCCCTTTCAACAGGCCAACTTTGCCATTGGTCGAGGCGCAAATATGCTTGCGGGTGCTTTGGGCGGTGCTTTGGGTGGTCAAGATCCTGAGTTGCAACGAGTCACCATGCGCCAGCAGATTTTGGGCACGATTGATCCATCACGCCCAGAGACTTTTGACTCGGCAGCACAAGCAGCATTAGAAGCTGGTGACCAGGAGCTTGCGTTTGGTTTGAAATTGGAAGCGCCAAAGTTCCGTGAACAAGCACGAATTGCCCAACGTAATCAACAGACCGAACTTCTTGCACAACAAACTGCTGCTCAAGAGCAACGCGCTGCTCAACTTGTTGGTCAGTTGAAGAACGCTGATGGAACTGTCAACCAGACGGTTCTTTCGGAGTTGCAGACATTCCCGCAAGGCATGGCCGCAATCAAATCGCAAGCAGACATTTTGCCAGCCATTCGCCGACTTGGTGCGGTTGGCGCGGCAGAGGTCAATCCGTTTGCTGCGTTTACTGATGACCCGACTATCCCAAAGAACGTCAAGGCATATGCCACTCAACTGTCCAAGTCGTTTGCAGACGGCATTCTTGATCCTGAGAAAGCTGATGCACGGGTCAGAGAACTGGCTGAGATGACTCAACGTGCAGATCAGTTTGCACAAAATCAGGCCCAGATTAAAGCGCAGCAAGATCAGTCAAATGCTTTTAGGGCGCAAGGCTTGGCAAACTCTCAGGCATCTTTGGCACTTGCACAATCTACCAAAGCATTGCAAGAACAAAACGCACAGTTTGAGCGTGAACGCAAGGAAGAAGAGCGGAAAAACCGACCTCTCCCATCAAACTTGGCGAAAGCGGAAGAGGAAGATTATGGCACTGCACAAGCCTCGGCAAACCTTGCAACCGACACCAACAGGGTCATCAGCCAAATTAAATCTGGCGAGATTAAATTTGGTCTAAAAGACAGGGCAAGCATCCGAGCAAGGCAGGTGTTTGGCTCTCAAGACCCTGACGTTATTGCGCGTGAGAACTACGATAAGTTTTTGCTTGTTCTTACCAATGAGAGCTTGCGTTTGAACAAGGGAACCCAGACCGAGGGTGATGCAGAACGTGCTGCAAAAGAACTGCTGAGTTCAGAGTCACCAGAGGCAGCAGCATCAGCAATGAATCGTCTGCTGGAGGTCAATGTGCGTAGGGCACAAAATGCGGCAAACAGTGTCGAAAGACGCAGAGCAAACGCTGGCTTTCCAAGTCCAAGAGAACCTGTGCAAGTCCCTCAGTTTGATGTTCACATCATCAACAATACCGACTACAACAGCTTCTTGAAGAACCCAAAGTTCCCATCTGGGACACCTTTCATTGACCCCAAAGGCGTAAGAAGGACAAAACCATAATGGCTAATTTTGAAGACGCACCTTTGGCTGACCAACCTAGGGCGAACAACTCGGTCTTGATTGAAGATGTGCCTTATTCAGGCATTGCAGAGGGCGCACGTGCTTTTGGTGGCGGCGTTTCCTTTGGTCTGCTGGAAGAGTTGGAGGCGGCCTTACGCACGGGCGCAATCAGTGGCCCCGAGTATGAACGCCAACGTAACCAGTTGCGTGAACAGCAAAAGCAATTTGGCATGGATATGCCTATCACCAAAACTGGCCTAGAGATTGGTGGCAGTTTGATTGTGCCATTTGGCGCGGCAAAACAGCTTACGCGATTGGCTCCAGCTACGCAAACAGCAATCACTGGCACGACCACAACAGGTCAGGTTGCTCGTACTGGGGCTATTGGTGCTGGCACTGGTGCTTTGGCTGGTTATGGATTTGCTGAAAAAGATGCTGGTTCAGAGGCCGCATTAGGTGGTGTTTTCGGTGGCTTAGTGGGTGGGACTGTCCCTATCGTTGTCCAAGGCGCAGGTACTGTAATCAAGAACGTACTGAATTCAGCAGGTATTGGTGACCAAGAGACAGCAGCATCCAAGATGCTGGCAAGCTATCTCCAGAAGGACAATCTGACCCCAGGTGAAGCACAGCAAGCCCTTGATGAGTTGCGGAAAATTGGCGTTCCAAACCCCGTGATTGCAGACTTGGGAAAGAGCCTGAGTGATCTGGCTTACAGCGCATATGTGGTGCAGTCCAAGGCCAAGGGAGGCACAGAGTCTTTTCTTCTTGGTCGCATGATTGATCAGCCAAACGACATTGTGCGTGGGTTGGTTGAGAAGGCTGGTCTGGCTAAGAACGTCAATGGCTTTGAGTATTTGGAAGCCTTGACCACCAATCAATCACGCCTTGCAAGTTTGGCCTACCCAGAGGCTTACAAGACGGCTGTTGATGCAGTTCCTTTCCGCAAGTATGTGGATCGTCCTGTGTTCCAAAAAGCCTACCAAGAGGCTGTTAAACGTGCTGGTGTGTATGGCAACACTTTGCCAGACCTGAGTGCCATCCGAAATGCCCAGGCTGTCCCCACCGACATCTTGCACCAGATCAAGATTGGTCTTGACCGTGTTGTGGATGCAGAAACCGATGCTGTCACTGGGAAAATGTCTGGCTATGGTGGTGATGTGGTCAAGGTCAAGAACGAGTTTAACGACCTGATTAAGTCACTAAACCCTGAGTACGCCAAAGCCAATGCGGAGTTTGCTGATGCAGAGCGCATTAAAAATGCCTTCAAGATGGGCGAGGGTTACCAAAAGCTGAATCCAGCAGAGGCCGCATCCAAGATCAAGAAATTGAACCCAGATGAGAAAGAGGCTTTTCGCTTGGGCGTGATGGCTGATGTGAATAATCGCGTTGGCAACTTCAAGGGCGGTGACTTCACTAAGCAGATATTCAAGTCTGAGAATCAAAAACTCTTGCTTCGTAATGCTTTCCCAGATCAAGCCTCTTACACTGAGTTTTCTCAGTTTGTGAAGGGTTTGGGCCAGCAGAGTGCAACATCAAAGAGGATTCTTGGTGGTTCACGCACAGCAGAAAACCTATCTGTCCAAGAAGAAGCAAGCCTTCTTGGTGGATTGGCACAAGCGGCAGCATCACCAGACCCTGTTACCTCTGCGTTAAGAGTGGGTGGTCAAGCCTTGCTGTCACGGGCAAGAGGCATCAGTGGTGAAACCTCTGAGGCTTTGCAACGGCGTTTGTTTAGCGTTGACCCGATTGAGCAAACAGCAATCTTGAATGAGTTGAATCGCAGGGCACGGAAACCACAAACAGGTCTGTTGACGGGTGCGGCTGTTACTGGTTCTGCAACAGGCATATTGGGCGACTGACCCAATAAAACTATGCTTGCAGAACTCGCCATTGCCAATGCTGCCTTCGCGGTTATCAAGGAGGCCGTTGCCCATTCAGGAGATCTGCTTTCAGCAGGTGATGCTCTTTTTAAGTTCTTTGATTCCAAAGCAGAACTTCAGAAAAAAGCCAAGGCCAGCAACGGCTCGGAAAGGGGCGACCTTGAAGCGTTTATGGCGTTGGAGCAGATCAGAAAGAATGAAGAAGAACTAAAAGAGATGATGATCTACCTTGGCCGTGGCGGCCTGTGGGCAGATTGGCTCAAGTTCCAATCGGATGCCAAGCGTAAACGTGAGGCGGTAGAGCGCGAAAAGATTTTGAAGCGCCAACGGTTTATCGACCGGATCAAAGACATTTTTATGATCATTTTGGTCATCGTGCTGTTGGGAGGCTTGGGCCTCATCATCGGTTGGGCAATTTGGATGGCGAGGGACGTATGAAGATCATCATGACACTTGTGGCCTTGTTGGCCCTTGCTGGTTGCGAAGACCGATTCCGGTATGAATGCCAGAACCCCAAGAATTTCGGACAACCGAAATGTGAGCCGCCAGCCTGTGAAGCAGATGGCACTTGTACCAAAGACCTGATGGGACAACCTAAATGAACCAACCCGCAAGCCTTGATGAAAAGCTGAAGTTTTGTATCGGCATCGGCATGACCATGACCCTGATGGGCATTGTCGGCACGGTGCTTTATTCGCTTGTTTTTGTGACGCAGCCAATGGGCCAAATGGCCCCCAACGATGCACGATTCTTTGAGTTACTGTTTCCTATTGCCACGTTCATTACTGGCTCACTTGGAACCTTGTTGGCGCTCAACACCGACAACGGCAAGCCAAAGAAGCCTGAAGCCAAACCTGAAACCCCTGAAGGAGTCTGACCATGACCCAACTGACCCGCAATTTCTCGCTGCACGAACTCACCAAGTCTGAAACGGCTGCCCGTCACGACATGGAAAACGAGCCTGGCTCAGTGGAGATCGCCAATCTGGTGGATCTTGCTGCCAAGGTGCTTCAGCCAATCCGTGATCACTTCCAGAAGGGTGTTCACATCAACAGCGGCTTCCGTCACCCTGACGTCAACGCCAAGGTCGGTGGCTCACGCACCAGCGACCACTGCAAGGGCATGGCTGCTGATCTGGAAATCCCTGGTGTGCCCAACGCTGAGTTGGCTGAGTGGGTTAAGGACAACCTTGAGTTCACCCAGTTGATCCTTGAGTTTTACACGCCTGGTATCCCTGACAGCGGGTGGGTTCACGTGTCGTACGACCCTTCCAACCTCAAGAAGCAGGTGATGACTGCAACAAAGCGGGACGGGAAGACCGTTTACTTACCCGGACTGGTGGCCTGACCCACCTGTCAAACTCAATGAACAGACGTACGTCACTGCCGTACATCTGCATCAGTTTGCGTGATTGCAAGAGGTGATGTTCTAGGGTTCTCAGTGGCAAATCCTCTGCGTGGCTGGCCCGTTTGGTGCCGCCATGCAGACAGACAAGACGAATGGTCATGCACTGGTGTTGCGTAAGTCCCCAAGGGTTTGTCTCTGACCGCAGCTTGTCAATTTCGGTTGGTGTCATGCGATCCAAATCATAGTAAACATAAACGCGATACCCACCAGCGCAATGCCAAAAATCACGTAGATGATGATCTCTTGTACTTTTTCCCAGTTCATGCATCCCCCTCAGTAATTGGTTCACACACCAAAGACGGGAACATCTCGTCCATCTGGCGCACCATGACAAACCCCTCCATGACATCCGGTACTTCGAACATACCGAAGTAGGCGTCAAGCCATCGGCATTTATGTTTGCCGCTTGGAAAGTTGGCATAAAACTCACAAGAATCAAACCCGTTGTCTTGTGCCCATCGTTCGCATTGATGAATGTTCATCGTTTCTCTCCCCATAAAAACCAGCCCACGATCAGGCCAAACGCCGCGCCAAAGGCCAGCGTCAACAGGATTTGCAGTGCTTCATTGGTCATGGTTCTTCTCCTTGAGTTAAATGTGCAGCCCAAACGACATGATCTCGCAGTCGTTGATGTTGTTTTTTCCGTAGCTCCTAAACTTCCCAGCTTTGACGGCCTCAGCTTGGTCGATTCTTTGCTTCATCGTGCAGAGAGTGTCTTCTTGTTTAGGTGAACACTGCCCACTTCGCTCAACGCTTTCAGCAAACTTTCTCCAGCCAAAACCAGCCTTCTTGCAAAAATCAATAAGGTTGCGCTGTCGCTCTGTGAAGGTCATGATTTTTCTCCTTGAGTTTTTTCTCAGCCCACCAGACGGCGGACTCAAACGCTTGCTTGTCCACCCAAGACTCTTTCCAGCCCTGCTCGATGTCCTCGTCCGTCAGCCCAACCCACTGGCGCTGGTGTGCGTACTCTTGAGTGTCGTCATCATCATTTTGGCGGCGCTTGATCTCTGCCTCAATACGGGCAAACTCTTCGTCTTCCGGTGTCATTTGGTTTCTCCTCTTGCTCGAATGTCGGCTCCATACCCACTTCCATATTCACTGCACTCTGCCCACTTTTTGGCGTCTAGTTCGTCACACAACTTTGCACACGCCTCGCGCTCGTCAGCACGGGCAAGGGCTTCAAAGCGTTTGAGTTGTTCAAGATGTGCAATCTCACCTGATTGCCAGAAATACGGCATCTGAGCCTCACGGGCCAGCTCAATCGTGTCTCTCATTTGGTTTCTCCTTAAATTCATAATCTTTAAACACTGCGCCTTTGCTGGCATCGCCGCGCCAACACTCTTTGACCCAGCCGCGCTTGCCGGACTTATAAGTGCGCCAATGACCTCTTGCTTGATGCCTGCGTGGGCTTGCGTGTGTACCGCCGCGAGATTCTGACTGATGCTTGGGCGGCTCAATCGTCACTGTGTGCCAGTCGTACGTGGGCAACTTGCCTTCTTTTATTTTGCGGCGATTTGTGAATGTGTCTTTGGCTGTTGGCACATATGCTTCAATCTTCATGTCAAGCGACGCATAAAACATAGCCAAAATCCCGCACATCATTGACTGGTCTTTTGGGTCAATAGGCTTGTCTACGGCTCCCGTCTTTGGCTCACCATTGTGCTCGGCAACAAGGAACGACCCAAGGGATTTGTATCCCGTCGGCTTCATAATCCAACCAGTCACAATGGTTGCTGTTGGCTCTGCCAGCACTGACAACATGAAGTCACCCTGCGCTGTCTTTCCACACAACATCATGTTTTTGTACGGTGCTGGATGTAACAAGTATTGTTTTGGGTCTGCTCCAATGTATTTTTTGATTGCTCCAGTCACATCAAACCACTGCATCTGAGTTGGGTCAAGATTAGCAACCGATACCATCTTGACCATTTCCCGCACCAACGGCGTCATTGCGGCTTCTCCTCTTCTGCAAAATCCATCTCTGGCGGGTGTGGGATGTCGTCATGCACGATGACGCCGTATTCATCTGCTGGCAGAAACCTGCCGCACACTACGCAGTGGTAGCCTTCTGTTTTTTCGTTCATCTCACCACCCCCACAAACACAGCCAGCACACCAGCACCGATGGCACCGAGCACGATGCCCAGCCACAGTGCCGCCCAGTACTTCATAGACTTGCGCCATGCGCTGGGGGCTTGGTGAATCCAAAACGCAGGGTTACGTCTGCCCACCTTGCCGGGGCTGATGCCGAAGTGTTCGAGTTCAAATTGTTGTCTTGATGTCATTTGCTCCTCCGATCACAGTACTTGTTGATCTCTTTGATGGCCTTCGGCTCGTCGCCATCGAACCACCATGCGGTGCAGTGCTTGTAGAGCGTCTGATCGTCCATCAGGGCGCGTTCACGCCCCTCAACGTAGCCCTGCTCAAAGCCTTTCTGAAAGGCCGACCCCATCATCTGGTAGCCAATCACGATAGTGAACACCAACCATATTGCGGCGGTGTATTTCAGGGCGGTGTTCATGCGATTGCCGTCACAACAAACACACAAAACATCACAACAGCACAGGCGGCGAGTAATTCGCCCCACCAGCGAAACAGCGATGGTTCGTGTGGATACTCAATCGGGTCTGGGTGTTCGTCAAACGCTTCCTCAACGGTTCGTGCGTATTTGTGAGTAATTGGGTCGTGGCGTTTCATTCGTTGTCCTCCGGTTCGGGGTCACCATCAAGGCCAGATGCGTGTTCATCCCAAATCTTGTCTCTGAGCAAATCTTTTTCTTCTTCAGTCATTTGGCCCCCTAGTAAAACAAGACATCAAAGTAAGCCAGAGCCAAAACAGCTAAACCAAGGCCAATTGCTGTGGCTGTTAAAACGTCAATGAACTTATCCATTTAATTCTCCAATGCTTTTAAAACACGTTGCGCCCGACCAGACTGGCCTTTTCTGCGCTCACCCGTGTCAATGATGAAACCCTTGTCCAGCAGTGCCTTGTACCTGGCAGTGATGGATGAGTAAGGGTAGGCAGGATACATAGCAAGAATCTGATCGCTGATGCACCCTTGGTCGCCAAACTTCTTGATGGCCTCGTAGACCATGCCCTCCAGCTTGGTGCTATCAACTGCGTTTGCTGACGCACGACTTGTGTCGGGATCGTCAGTTCGCACCAGTTTCTTTGGCTCAGTTCCGAAAATTCGATTAAACAAGTCGTGCATGGTCATTCCTTAAAAAGGGACATCCGATTCCATATCGTCAAAACCAGAGGCTTGGCGGCGTGGCTGCTCTTTGCCCTCTTGTGGGCGCGGGTCGTTCATGTATGCCCAACCATCCCAACCACCTTCACGCAAGGGGATGCTGTCCAGCTTGAGCATTGGGCCGTTCTTTGTCTCAATGATTGACCCGATACGTTGGTAGCGCTTCTTTACTTCACCTGATGCGTTTGTGTATTGGCCCGTGACGCAACTGATCTCTTTGATTACTTTTGACATTTCATTCTCCAATGATTGATTTAAGGGCGGTTACTTTGGCATCGACCTCTGCCAAAAATGAGGTCACTTCTGATTCTGCGACTTTTAGCCAATCGGCATTTCGTTCGACTCGGACAATGAACAGTTGAGCCTTGGCTGGCATCCGTGGATCGAATACAACGTAATCGCACCAGCTTCGGTCAGCACAGCGCATCTGCCACTGCATTTGTGCGTAGTACTTGGCATCCACCGGATTTCCACCTTGCGAATGGGTCAGCCAGCACTCCAGAGCGGTGGAAGATGACGGGCACTTGATCTCAACCATGCCATCATCCCCAACAAGGCCATCAGGCGAGGCTCCAGCGGCCTCAATCTCTGGGTGAGGCACGAATCCCACTTCCTCAACCATTTGACCCGTGTGGGCCTCGTATGCGGCTCGGGCAAACGGCTCTTGTTCAGTGCCCCATGCCATTGCTGAGTTGGTAAACGATTCACCCTTTTGTCCTGTGATTCTTTCCAAGACAAGTTGGGTCATGTAATTGGTGCGGCTGGCGCTGTAACCCGTCTTGGTTTTTGCAAGTACGTCAGCCAATCGGCTGGCGGTAACTTTGCCCAGACGGTCTGCAAACCAGCCTTCAGTTCCTTGATCGTTCATGCTGCTTTCTCCTGTTTGGCGCGTTCAACCCGTGCCTTTTTTGCTGCAATTACCTTGGCCTGAAGAGCCTGGTTGCCTTGGCAAGCCTCAAGTGCCGACTTGTAAAGGGTCGCTAGTTCGTCACTGGTGGCGCTGGCTTCAATTGCTGACAAGTGGTCAGTGATGTCTGGGGCTGGCGCTGATGGTTTGCGGCTGGCAGCGTTGCCGTCATCGTCTTCTGGGGCAATCCCGCAAGCTGCCATCAGTGAGTAGCGCCGAGCGTATGTCAGTGCGCTACCGTACCCTTGGGGGTCTTGTTTGCTGGCAGGGACGTGCAGCTTGCCGCACTCCAGCATCTCACCAGACTCGTGAATGAAGATTGTCTCAACAGTCACACCAGCATGGTCTTCACTGGTTCTCTGGATAAGGGCAATACCTGACGAGTTCAGCCCCTCAATGACCGCCTCCACACAGGCACTAAGGTCTGCATAGCGTGAGCGAAAGTGTGGGTTAGTGCTGCTTTTCAGGGCAGGGCCAAAGGCTTTCTGCGCCTTCACCAATGCGGTGGCTATCTGTTTCATACTTTCTCCTGGTTGATTTCGAGGCTGAGTTGTCGGATCTCTTGTTCAAGGATCGCGATAAGGTGGTCTTGTTTGCGGATGTGCCCCTGAAGCAGTCCCACGTGGTAGGCCAGTCTGGTTCGTGGGTCATCGCTGTATTTGGTGGCAAGCTGCTCAAAGTTTTCGAGTGCTGTCATGCTGCTGCTCCTTGGAAAACTTGGCAATGGCAGCCTCGCTTTACCATGACAGAAATAAAGCCAAGGGCTTTTGAAATTGAGGTGAACTCCATGCGCGACCAGCCATCTTGTGTGCCTGATGCGTTGAACTCAACAATGTAGGTTTGCTTCATGATTGCTCCTTAAAAGACCCTTGCGGGGATGTGGGGCCGTAGCCCCGTTGGTTAAGAGTAAGACAAGCCCTGAAACTCAAAGCTGTCAGCAAGCTCTGGCGCAGCAGACTTGCGAATGTTGATGGAAACACAAGCAAAGCCATAACGCTCTGCAAGGTATTGCTTGCCGTCTGGAGTGTTGGCAACCACTGTGATCTGGGTGGCGCTGAAGTCTGCTGGAGTGAAAGTGAAATCGGTCATGTGACCTCCTAAAAAGACCCTTGCGGAATTGCTAGGGCATGACTGCATTGTAAAGGTTTCTTCACGCCCATCAAGACTTTATTGAAAATAAATCTAGGTAGTTTCCCTAGTACGCAACACTGACTGTTTGTGGAGTAAAATTGACGGATGACAAAACAAGAAGCAATCGAAAAAGCTGGTTCACAGGCCGCACTGGCAAGGCTGTTGGGTGTGTCTCGCAGTGCTGTTTGGCAGTGGCAGACGCTTCCATCTGGGCGGTTGTATCAACTGATGGTTGTTAGACCAGATTGGTTTGACAAGGTATAATTTTTGAAACTTGGCTAGGCAAGGGCTTGATCTCCTTTGTCGAAAAGACGATTCGTTACCGTCCTGCCACTGTTTCTTTTGTAACGCCGACAACGTAAGGTACAAAATGATTATTCAGCCTAAAAATTGGGCCGTCTTTCAACACTACAAAGACCGCTGCCCACCGTGGATCAAACTCCATCGTGACCTTCTCAATGACCGTGTTTTCATGTGCTTGCCACTTGCTAGCAAGGCGCTTGCACCTTTGCTCTGGTTGTTAGCATCTGAGTCCAAGGATGGCACTTTTGATGGTTCTCAAGATGAGTTGGTCTTCAGACTCCACATAACTCCAAAAGAATACAGTGATGGTGTAAAGCCATTGATTGATAAAGGCTTTTTCATTATTGCTAGCGGAGTGCTAGCAGAACGCTATCAACCTGCTATCCCAGAGACAGAGACAGAGACAGAGACAAAGAGAGAGACAAAGACAGAAGCGCCTGTCGGCGTTTCCAATGAGGTGTGGGAATCTTTTGTCAAACAGCGCAAAGCAAAGAAAGCCCAGATCACGGACAACGTGATGCGCTCCATTGCCAAGGAAGCCAACATTGCTGGATGGACATTGGAGGCGGCTCTAAACGAGATTGTGGTTCGCAACTGGCAGTCGTTTAAGGCTGACTGGGTTGCTGACAAACAAGCAACCAACAAAACGGTCAGCTTTGCCCAACAAGAACGAGAACTGGGTTGGAAGCGTTGGGAGGAGATGACGGGTCGTGAACACCCAGACCGACTGGCCCACGAAGGCAAACAGCCAAACCAGTTCATTGACATCCAAGCCACCGACATTTTGGAGATTGGAAAATGAGCCTATCAAACCAAGCCATTGACAGACTGTTCAACCGTCTTGGGGCTACCTATGGGGCACAGTGGGACAAATCGTTGGGCGCTGCCCCATTAGGTGACGTTAAAACCCTATGGGCACATGAACTGTCCACCTATGCAACCAGCCTTCACAGAATAGCCTGGGCGCTGGAGAACTTGCCACCTCGCTGCCCAAACGTCATTGAGTTCAAGCAGATTTGCCGCCAAGCCCCTGCACCAGAAGCAACTGCCCTGCCAGAACCTAAGGCAGACCCTGAGAGACTAAGGCGAGAGTTGGCAAAGCTGGCAGACATAAAAAAGGCTGTCGTGGCTGACAAGGTTGACCACAAGGCGTGGGCTAAGAAGATTTTGGCAAATTACACTGCTGGACAGCGAATAAACCCGACAGTTCTTAGGTTTGCACGTGAAGCCCTCCGTAATGAGGTGTGAAGAATGTCAATCATCCACAGAAGCCCCCAAATGGAATCGGTACGACCCGTGTTGCATTTGGTGCGGGGCACGGCTTCTCAGACAACTTGGCACGTTGAATATCCCGCAAGACCAGATCCAGAAGCGCCGAACAAAGGTGCTGACCGACTGGGTGAAGCAGGGCCACAACGAAAACGAGATCAGAAGCCTGTTGAGGTCTGGGCCTTGGCACGAACCCCTGACAAAGACGAAACAGGACTCAGCCAAGCGGAAATGATCTACTTGCTGCCGACCTACCAGTCGCGGTTCGATTAACGAAAGAAATTATGGAGAATTTAAATGAGTTGGCTTTATTCGCAGGTGCTGGTGGAGGAATACTTGGGGGAAAACTCCTTGGATGGAGAACAGTCTGTGCAGTTGAGTGGGAACCCTACCCCGCAAGCGTACTTGTCGCCAGACAAAATGACGGACTTCTCCCGCCTTTCCCGATTTGGGATGATGTACAAACCTTTGACGGAAAGCCGTGGAGAGGAATTGTTGACGTTGTTTCGGGCGGGTTTCCCTGTCAAGACATCAGTTCAGCCGGAAAAGGCGCAGGGATTGACGGAGAACGATCAGGAATGTGGAGCCACATGGCAAGGATCATTGGCGAAGTACGACCCCGATTCGTCTTTGTGGAGAACAGCCCAATGCTCGTTATTAGAGGACTTGAACGAGTCCTTGGCGACCTTACCGCGCTCGGGTATGACACGAAATGGACTGTTATGGGAGCTGCCGATGTTGGAGCAAACCATAAACGAGACAGAATATGGATCAAAGCGCATCTACCCAACTCCGACAGCATCAGCCATGCCATGCGAGGGAACAGTCAGGATTATGCGGAACGCGTGGCTAGAGGGTATGAGCCTAGAGGAAGCATCAGCAATAGCGGGTCGGGATGTCAGGAAGGCTCAGGGGAAAGTTCCCAATTGGCCCACTCCAGTCAGGCTGGAGAGCAATGGAAGTGCAGCATTCAAACTGACGGATGCAGTGGAGGCATCTTTGGGCAGAACAATGCCAAAAATGCAGAAGAACCCACACAAATGGGAGGAATTCCAGACATGGCCAACCCCAGTTTGTCAAGATTCTCGCCATGCAACAACACGACACTTAGACCCCAAAAGTCAACATTGGAAAAGCAATTTGGGCGAAGTTGTAATGAGTTTGGAAAAACCAAATATTGGTGGGAGGTTGAACCCAACGTGGGTCGAGTGGCTAATGGGGTGGCCGCTAGGGTGGACAGACTTAAAGCCATTGGGAACGGACAAGTGCCCCTGTGCGCCGCCACAGCATGGAGAACTTTAAGCCAATGATTTATGTAGGAATTGACCCTGGCTTCTCTGGCGCATGGGGAATGGTTGACCATCACGGCAAGTATGTGTCCTGTGGAGACATGATCCATGACGGCAAACACATCAATCAAAAAATGGTTTGGGCCGAGATGAGCCAAGCCCTTGAAAGGCAAGACCGTGAGGTGGCCCTTGAGGTGGTGCATTCCATGCCCAAACAAGGGGTAGCCTCATCTTTCAAGTTTGGGATGGCCTATGGGGTCGCCTTGGGCCTTGTTGACCGTTTGCTATGCCCTGCCCACTTGGTCACCCCACAGGCATGGAAAAAGCAGATGGGCTTAACCTCTGACAAGCACCTCAGTCTCAAGATGGCCCGAGAGTTATGGCCCAACGCCCCGCTGACCCGCCAAAAGGACAATGGCCGGGCAGAGGCTTTGCTGATTGCAGAATGCGCACGGAGGTTTACGGCATGAGCGACAAGTTCGAGCTTGAACTGGTAAACCGCATTGATGCATGGCGCGACATCCAGAATAGCCTCTATCCCTTCTTAAAAGGCCGATTAAACGGGGAAACGCGCTGGATCCTTACCCTGAGTACCAAAAAGCGAACAAGCCCCCAGAATCGCCGTTATTGGGGTCGAGGTGTTTTGTCCCAGATATCCGAACAGGCCAAGGTTGGAGGCCAGCAGTATGGCGCAGAGGCATGGCACGAGTTAGCCAAGCGCAAGTTTCTGGGTGTAACTGAGTTACCAGACGGTAGCATTGTGGGCAAAAGTTCCACAAACCTTACAACTACAGAGTTCAGCGAGTTTTGTACGCAGGTGGAGGCATGGGCCGCAACTGAGCTTGGCGTCACTTTTTACGACCTTCCCAAATGATGATCCCCAAACACAACTACATCCGCAGCAAGAAGCTATTGCGCCTAGTCGCAAGTCTAGACTGCCAAATCTGTGGGTCAGGTGTTTGTGTCCAAGCAGCACACACAAACTGGGGTGGCGGCAAAGGCAGAGGGATCAAAGCTGACGACAATCTTACAGCGGCACTTTGTATGACCTGCCATTACGACATTGATCAGGGCATAAGGTGGTCAAAGGCTGAGAGGCAACTGGCATGGAAGGTCGCCCATTTCAAGACCGTACAAGCATTGACAGACAGTGGACAGTGGCCCAAAGAGGTTCCTGTTCCTGAAATAGAATGAAGGCGCTGACATTTCGCAGTTGCCAGCTTTGGGGCTTTGGCCCCTTTTTTTTGGGGAAACCATGAATCCAGCAGACACGATTGAGCAATGGGACATCAAGAAGTTAGTTCCATATGCCAGGAACAGCAGAACGCACAGCGAGGAGCAGGTTAGCCAGATTGCTGCCAGCATTAAGGAATGGGGCTGGACAACCCCTGTTTTGGTGGATGAGAACGGCGGCATCATTGCAGGGCACGGACGGACATTGGCGGCACAGCGGCTAAAGATGACCCAAGTACCCGTAATGGAGAGCACCCAACCATGAAGCCTGTTGCCTTGTTTGAGTACCAGCTACTGAACAACACAAAGGGCGGAGACCAAGTCCTCGACAGCTTTGGAGGCTCAGGAACCACCCTGATAGCCGCAGAGAAGAACGGACGCATAGCCAGAATCATGGAGTTAGACCCCAAGTATTGCGATGTGATCGTAAAGCGCTGGCAAGACTTCACAGGCAAGACGGCTATACACGCAGATACAGGAGAGGCCTTCACAGCCCAAGAGGAATGAAATGACCCTAGGAAGAAGACCAAGCCCCCACACCACACAGTTCCTCAGAAAGATAGGAACCCCAGAACAACACATCCTCACAGCCGCAGGAGAGGGAGATATAAGCAAAGGCTTCCATGAAGTCTTAGACGTATACAGACACTTCTACAACCAAGGCCTAAGACCAGGTATGCCACTAGACAGGGTAGTCATCATCCTCCCAGTATTCACAGGTGGAGACACAAGACAGAAGGGCTGGAAGAATAAGAGATCGTAAAGAATGTGGGTTTTGGTTATAAGGACAGAAGACAGGCAAGTACCCCTGAGAAGCACCATCCAAGCCTTTCTCTCTTTTTCTTTCCCAGAATCCAAAAATCCCCCAATCGAATCCCAGTTGTCCACAGGCCAAACGAAGAGTTGTGCACATTCTTTTGTGATTCACTTTAAAGCGACAGAAGTCCAGTGGACGTCCTGTGCATAAGCATGGGTTTAGTTAACATAATGGACACCGTAGAACATGGACAGGCATAAACCAAGGGTTAACGCCTAGGGATTGGCTTTTGGATAGGGGGGGGGGGGGGGTGGGGGGGGGCGGGGGTAGGGTGGGTTGGGGGTCGTCATTTTGGGCGGGGGGAAAAAATGGGACCAAAGCCGGTTGGCGGCCCGG